GCACAAGCAGCATCACGCTAAGTGTCAGTGTCTGTGTCGGTTTGCTTGCCGCCCAGAATTTCAGCGTGCCGTTCCCGGCCTCGCACACACCGTACATTCCTGCTGCCATTGCACTGGGCACATCGGCCGATATCACACCGGCCATCGGCAAGCATGCACTTGTGGCTTTCTCCACAGCAGCCGTGCAGCTGTAAGCCGTTTCACCTTCGGCCTTGTTCCAGCCGTCCACCGGCAGGCTGACCGCAATGCTGCCAAGGCATCCACCATTGTACTCGGCGCTTGCTTTCTCCAGCAGTGCCTTCGTGGTTTCTTCGCTCCGTTTGGCGTTATCCGCGCTGCTTTTTGCGCTTTTTGCGTTCACATCGGCACTTCTTGCAGCCTCGTTCATCGCGTTTTCATAGGCTGCAGCATGCTCCGTAATATCGTTTTTAAGGTGGGTCATAAAATCCACCACCACCGGATCATCCTGTGCTGCATCCACCTCAAGCCCGACAAGGTTCTGTACCGTACCCAAGGTCGTGTTGTATTTCTGCAAAATTTCGCCGTTGTCGTTCACACGGTAAAAGCTCACCGCAAAATGTACAGCGCCTTTGTAAGCCACGGCATCTGCTGCCACCACCCAGATAAAGGTGATGGTCTGCTCTGTCACGGTCTTTTCCGTCACGGTAAAATAGTTTCTGTCGCCCTCCGCGTTTTCATAGTTTACCCGAATCGCAAAATCGGCAAGGTCACTGCCGCGATAGTAGCGATTGATGCGCAGACGGATGCGGTTCACATCCTTGTCCCCTTCTACGCCAAGTACAACGCCCTCTTCCGGCACCGCGATCAGCCGCTTGCTCTCATCGATCACAAAATCCAGCCCAGCATCCGGTTCGGGCATTCCGTCAAAAAGTTCATCCAGATTGTCCATATCACACCTGCTCGATCAAAACTGCATTTGTAACGATCCGTGTTTTCCCGTTCTGGCCCACCAGCTGCACCCGGAAGCTGCGGTCTCCGCTCACTTCCTCCGGCACCATACAGCTCTGAATCTC